GATAAAGAAAAGAATTCGATCACTATTGCTAGTTACGGTACTTTTAGCCAAGGTATTAATATTAGGAACATTAACAACATCGTGCTTGGGAGTCCAAGCAAATCGAAAATTAGAGTCTTGCAATCAATCGGGAGGGGTTTGCGTCGTTCTTCTTCTAAGAGTGAAATTATAATCTATGATATTGCTGATGATATATCATATAAAAGAAGGCAAAACTATACTCTGAATCATTTTATAAATAGAATTGAGATTTATAATGAGGAACAGTTCAACTATTCAATAAAAAAGGTAAAGTTAAAATGACCAAAGAAGAATCGATTCCTTGCAAGTTTATAAAACTAAATAATGGTGAAAATATTGTTTGTGTGATTGAATCTATCGATATTCCAGAAAACCAAATAAAAATCACAAATCCTTTAAAGATGCAAGTATTACCCAGAATGATAACAGGAGCTCAAAGTGATTCTATAGGATTATCTCATTGGATAAATCCAATGAGTGAAGATATATCATTTAAGATATATTTAAAAGATATTCTTCTAATATCAAATGCTTCTCCAGGCCTTATTAAATATTATGAATATGTTTTAAATCAAATGAATAATAATTCAATAGATGTTGATGAATCTTATGATGAACTGCTTAATGATTTACCAGAACCAAGCAAACTTATACATTAGAATTATATCTGCAAACCTCAGCATACTCAATATAACACATATATCAGGATATGTCAAGTCCCTTTTTAATTAAAATTGGAACTTGACATTATTCATAAATTAGTGTATACTAATTATATTATAACTGCAAAGAAGGGTAATAATAATGGTAAAAGCAAAAAAAATACACTATGTTGATAATAAAATATTTTTACAGGCAATGATTGAGTGGAAAGAAGAATGTTTGGCTGCTGAGAAAGAAGGAAATTCGCAATTGCCAGTAACAAATTATATTGGTGAATGTTTTTTAAAGATCGCAACTCATCTGGCCTATAGACCTAATTTTATTAATTATACATATCGTGATGATATGATATCAGATGGTATTGAAAATTGTTTACAATATGTATCAAACTTTAATTCAGAAAAATCAAGTAACCCATTTGCTTATTTCACGCAGATAATTTATTATGCGTTTATAAGACGAATTCAAAAAGAAAAGAAGCAAACTCATATAAGAAATAAGATGATTGAAAGCAGAAGCTTTGAAAGCTATACCACAATGGAAGGCGATAATACAGGATATTTTGTAAGAGGATTCGATCCAGATATTATGTTGCCGGCCGAAGATGTATATAAAACAAAGAAGGTTCCCTCTAAAAAGAAGAATGGCCTAGAAGAATTTATGGGTAAAGAATGAAGTTAGCTCTCATAACAGATCAACATTTTGATTGTAGAAATAGTAGCTTACTTTTCTCTGATTATTTTGCAAAATTTTATACTGAAATTTGTTTTCCTTATTTATTAAAAAACAATATCACAACGGTTATTGATCTTGGAGATACTTTTGATAGAAGAAAGTATATCAATTTAAACATTCTGAAAAAAACTAAGCAAATGTGGTTTGATAGGTTGAAAGAATATAATATTAATCTACATACACTTGTAGGTAATCATACAACTTATTTTAAAAATACCAGTGAAATAAACACATTAGATTTAATTATAGATAATTATGATAATGTTACTGTATATGACAGACCTACTGTAGTAGAATTTGATGATGTTCCTATTCAATTTATTCCTTGGATCAACTCAGGGAATTATGACGAATCTATGGAAGCATTAAAAATTTCTTCAGCGCAAATTCTTATGGGGCATTTAGAAATTGTTGGATTTGAAATGTATAAGGGATTTGCCAGCATTGATGGAAATTTTAAAAAAGAATTGCTCAGCAGATTTGATATAGTTTTTAGTGGGCATTTTCATCATAAATCAGATGATGGCCAAATATTCTATTTAGGCACACCATATGAAATTACTTGGAATGATTGGAATGATTCAAGAGGATTTCATATTTTTGATACGGATACAAGAGAGCTTGAAAGGATTGTGAATCCTTATACAATATTTGAAAAGATTTATTATGATGATACGCACCCATCCTTTGGCGAAGATATTGATATGGCATCATTCAAGGATAAATATGTGAAATTGATTGTGGTAAATAAAAAGGATTTATATAAATTTGATATGTTTGTTGATAATCTATTTAAGGCTGATGCATTTGATGTTAAGATAATTGAAGATTTTTCTGATTTAGATGCTAGTAATGTATCTGATGATATTGTGAATAATACGGAAGATACTATAACTCTTCTTGATAGATATATTGATGAATTGCCTATTACCTTGGATAAGGGGCGATTAAAGAATAGTATGAAAACGCTATACAATGAAGCTCAGGATTTGGACTTTTGACATACATAGATAAACGAAATAAAGTAAGAGATAGAAGGGTATATTGGTTGAGAAAGATCAAAACTTCTAAAGGTTGTGAAAAGTGTGGGTATAATGAAAGTCCGGTTGCACTAGATTTTGCACATATAAATCCTAGAGAGAAACATCTTGCAATGGTTATGAGAAGTGGTGGTAATGGAATTATTAATTTATATACCAGAATTTGTATAGTAGATAAAGAAAAGAATACACTATATCTTAAAGAATTGATTGCCGAGGTTAGAAAGTGTAAAATTATATGTAAGAATTGTCATGTAATACAGACATATAATAATAAAGAATTTAATGGAGCGAAAATAAGAGCCCAACGTGGCGGGTCTTATAATATGAGGAAGTCTGGACAAAAAATTGAGGAAAACAAGTTAGGAAATTTAACGGAGTTTTTAATTGATTAACTTTAAATATGTAAGATGGAAGAATTTACTAAGTACCGGCAATAACTTCATAGAAATTCATCTAGACAGAAACCCAACAACTTTAATTGTTGGTGAGAATGGCTCTGGAAAATCAACTATTCTTGATGCTTTGTGTTTTGGGTTATTCGGTAAGCCATTCCGCCATATTAATAAGCCATTGCTTGTGAATTCTATAAACAACGGCGGCTGCGTTGTTGAAGTTGAGTTTGAAATAGGCCCTAAGAAGATTAAAGTGATTAGGGGAATCAAACCAAATATCTTTGAGATTTATGTCAATGGTAAGATGTATAACCAAGATGCTAATATAAGAGATTATCAGCGATATCTTGAGCAACAGATTCTTAAACTAAATTACCAAAGCTTCACACAGGTTGTTATTCTTGGAGCATCCACTTTTATTCCTTTCATGCAGCTTAGTGCTCGTCATCGCCGAGAGGTGGTGGAAGAAATTCTTGACATTCAAATTTTTTCTACTATGAATATTTTAGTTAGGCAGAAAATCAAAGACACCATAGCCAGTCTAAGGGAGCTCTATTATAATATTGATCTAACCGAAGAAAAAATTCAGCTTCAAGAGAAATATATTCTTGAAATGAAGCAGAACAAAGATAAGGTGATAAAGGAAAAAACTATTCTTATTGATGGTAATGAGGAAGAAATATTTATAAAGAAAGCAGACATAACTTTTTATCAGAAGAATAATCAGGAACTTTTACTCCAGATTAAGGATGATAAGAAAGTCAATATCAAGTATAACAAGCTAAGAGATATACAGTCTCAATTAAAAGAGAAGCACAGAACACATAACCGGCTTGTTGATTTCTTTGAGAACAATGAAAATTGTCCAACATGCCAGCAACATATTGATGAAGTATTCAAATTCACAATGATTGATAAGAAGAAAAAGGAATCAGATAAGGTTAGCTCTGGAATAGAAGAATTAAAAGAAGAACTGCTCAGAGTATCCCAGAGACAAAAAGAAATAATGGATATTTCAGATAAGATCAGAGACAATGAAGTTTATATTGCTAAAGAGAACAGTTCTCTTATTCAATTAGAAAAATTCAATGCTACGCTACAAATAGAAATTGGTCAATTAAATATCGGTGAGGTTCATAAAAGTGATCATAGAAATCTGAAGAAATTAAACAAATCGCTTTCAGGTTCGCTAGAACAAAAATCAAAACTGAAAGAAGATAAGATATACTCAGAGGCAATAAGAGACATGCTAATGGATAGTGGAATTAAAACCAAGATTATCAAACAATATCTTCCTATCATGAATAAATTGATTAATACCTATTTAACGTCTATGGAGTTTTATGTGAATTTTACGCTGGATGAAAACTTCAACGAAACTATCAAATCACGATACAGAGATGAATTCACTTACGCATCATTCAGTGAAGGTGAGAAAATGCGAATTGATCTAGCATTACTCTTTACATGGAGAGCTGTAGCGAAGATGAAGAACAGCACAAATACAAATCTGTTGATACTTGATGAAATTTTTGACAGTTCGCTTGATGCCACAGGAACAGATGAATTTCAGAAAATTCTGAATACGCTGGGTAATGAGAATGTATTTGTAATTAGCCATAAGCAAGATGTTCTGGCTGACAAGTTTAGAAGCACAATCCGATTTAATAAAGAACGGAATTTTAGTCATGTGGTGGATTAGTGGGTAAGCGAAGTAACTTTGAACGAAAGCCTCGAGACTTCTATCCTACTCCGTTTAAAGCGGTAGAGCCATTGGTTTTACATTTACCCAATGGTTTTACATTTGCAGAGCCATGTGCTGGTGATGGGGCCTTAGTTCTTCATCTTGAATCAGGAGGAGGTCGTTGTATGTGGAGCAGTGATAT